TGATGTTGGCTTGCGCCCAGTCGTTTTCGTGTCCCTCGTCTTGACCTTCTGCCATAACCCACTTGGCTTTTGGCGCTAGGGCAATAGATTCTGTAATCGAGGTTTGCCAGAAGTTATACATTCTCTGGCTGTCTTTGGCGTAGCGCACCATGCCAAACTTCTTACGCTTGTCACCGATAACCACATGACGCCCATAAACAGGCACGATGGGAATGTAACGGCTTGGCCAATCGCGTTCTTCGATAACCTCAACCGCAGTTAGTTTCTTGTATTTAATGGTCTTTTTGAACGATTCGCGTGTGTCAATGACAGAAATGCCAGCCATTTGTAGGCGGTTAAAGAAGTCTTTGTCATCAGCAAAGGTGCTAGAGCCATCGCTCAATAAGTAGAGTTTGGCTTTCTCGCGTACTGTGTAGTAATACTCGGCTAGGCGTATATCTTCCTTAGTAATCCATTCTGATTGGCTGTCACCCGTACCGCGTTGGGTAAATGATGTGCCATCGTCATTATTTGGATATAGCGACCTAAACACTTCTTTGCTCATCATTGTGGTGATTAAGCACTTTTCAGCGTCTGAGCCGTCAGGCAATATGCTGTTAGGGTCGAAATAGACTGTAAATGGGTTGTCTACTGGGTCAATGTATATCTCTTGGTCAAATGAATCTTCGCTTACATAGTCTGTGCGAACACGCATAAAGCCCCAACCCATGCGAACTGCATAGTCAAAGGCGTTGTCGTAGGCGTGGTCTGCGTTGCTGTTGACTTCAATGTGGCGAATAATGCCCTGTATGTCTTGGGCTTCCACCATCTGCTCATGCGTATTAGTAGCGTGAACTTTGATGCGTGGGCGTTGCTGTCTCTGCTGATTGGCTACTTGTCGGCAATAGCCATCTAACTTGTTAATGGTTAAACATGGGCGTGATTCAAGATTACGGCTGTTTTGTAGTGTGACAGGCCATTGGTCACCAGATACAAACTTTAAATCTTCTAACGCCTCTTGGCGATTCATCGTATCTGCATCATTGCAGAATTTGAGGAATTGAATTGCCTCGGTAATTACTGGGTCAAAGTCATCTGCCATATCTATCCCATCCAACTGTTAGGCTGACCATAATTTTGATTCTGAACCCTACGCCTTGGCTTGGGTTCGTTAATCATCAATCCGATATATCTAAACGCATCCGCGCCATGACTGTAAATGTCGTGTAGCGGTTGACGGCTAAATTGCCCCGTTTCTGGGTCTACATCGTAACGATAATGTCTAAGGCATTGTAGACCATCGTAGCAATTTTCTCTATCAAACCAACAATTTCTGAATATAGTTCGTGCCGCATTTATTGAATCCGCTACTGGTGTTCTCTCAATTATCCGTGTTTTATAGCCTACCGCCCTAACAATTTCTTCTATGGATTTGCCATTACTCGCAAGGGTTTTGTTCTGTGCGTCATGCGGTAGCCAGAGCGTATCGTACATATAGCCGTATGTCTGCATCAGGGCTAGGTAATGGCTAATCGTCTTTTGGCTATCCTCGTGGTATCTGATAAGCCGTGTTTCCATGCCCACAAACTGCAAGAACCAAATGGCTGTGCTATCTGCCCAACCAAGGTCAAAGATGGCGTGTACGGGCTTTGTAGGGTCGTAGTTAACCTTTGTGATGCGCCCGTCTAACTCTGCCACTTGCATTTCATTGGCAAAAATAGCGCCATCTACTGTCAGACGGCATAAGCCTTCCCAAACTGTCTGGTAAGCAGACGGGTCACGGCTTTTTAGTGCGTCTTTTTCCAGCGCCAGCACTTCGGGAAACCAAGGGTTGTCTGACCAGTTAATCTTTTGGACTACCGCTTGCTCTGGTGGTCTGACTACAAAGCGTTGGTAAGTCTCATCTGTTTCTAGTTCTGGGTTAAAGGTAATCCATATCTCAGAGCCTTCCTTGCGGATGGTTGGGATAAGCGTATTCCAACTGTGCCTAGATACTGTCTGTGCTTCCTCAACCCAACAGTAGTCAACGCCCTCATAGGATTTGACATTGGCTACATTGTTCTTTAGCCCTACAAAGGCGAACTCTGTGCCGTTCTTGCCTCGGATAGCGCTCTGGGTTATCTCGTAGAACCCATGCAAGTTCATTAGTTCTATCTGGTCGCACAGTAACTTGTGAACAGAATCCTTGATTGAGGTCTGGTACTCACGGGCGCACAAGACGCGAATCTGGCTCTTAGCCCCTAGTATCAATAACGCTTTAGCCGCTGAGTGGCTCTTACCAGCACCGCGACCCCCGTAATAGACTTTGTAACGCGCCTTGTCGAAAAGGCTTGCCATCTTTACGGGAAACTGTGCATTAGTCTCCATTAGGCTTTACAAAGGTCACATTGATGCCCGTCACTAGAGGCGCACCATCAGCACCCGTAATCTCGGTCTTTGTGCTTTCTCTGTACTTCTTGGGGAATCGTGCCGCCATACTTCGTGACCAGATTGAGGAATTAAGTTTGTCACCTTCCTTGCTCTCAATCATCATGTTCTGCGCTATGTTCTCCCACCAATCGAGTTCATATTCCTTCGCTTCATCCAAGGCGTGCCGAAATTCTTCGTGAGCGTCTTTCCATGAGAATAAAGTTCTAGTTCCTATACCCAGATTTGAAGCAATTTGTTCTATCGACTTGCCGAGTTTGCCTAACTCTATTACCTTTTCGCAATAGATAGGGTCATAAAGGCTTGGTCGACCTACTGGGCGTTTTTCGTCTGTCATTTCTTTGCGGTCTTAGCCGATTCCTTAAATGCTTTAGCCGTAGGCGCACCCTTTGAGCCTACGCTTCTCATCTTCTCTACGGGCTTGCCTTCAGCCTTTTGGCGTTCGATACGCTCTTGCTTTTTATGGATGTTGGCATAAAGTCCAGATTTAGTAGCCATATTAACAATTCCAGTTCTTTAGTGATGCTTTAGCGCGCTCGGCTGGGCCTTTGGCGTTCTTTACTACGCCTTCCATTCTGGCGCAAAAACTTGCCTTACGACCCTCATCCTTCTTGGTCTTGGGATTTGGGGCTGGTGGCTTGAGATTAGCGTTGTTCTTGGCGTTGTACTCAGCACGCCCCTTGGCGGTCATGCCAGCGCCCTTATCTGTCGGGTTGTAGGTTTTGCCCTTACCCGTTGTCTTGTGGGCTATCGGCTTGTCGTGTTTCGGCATCAGATTTCTCCAGTTCGGATAGTGTCCATTGGCATTGTTGCAAAGCACCATTGATTTGGTGCAACTGTTGTTCAAGTTCCTTGCCCTTGCTGATTAGGTCTTGGATTCTTAGGTTAATTAGTTCTTTGGTCATGCTTCTTCCAATACTGCGGCAATATCTTGCCATGACATTTTTAAGTGACGCTCACCATCTAAGTTTAATTCCTCAAACTTCAAGTATTCGTCTTTGTATTCTTTAGCCAATGTGCCAAATAGCACTCGGTCACCAATGTTTACCCCTTGGAGTAACGCATCTTCACCAGCCGCTATGACTGTGCCGATTGAGTCGGCTTCTTGCATTTGGGATAAGTCAATGTTTGACTTTAAGCGCGGTTCTGGCTTGACAATGATTTTGTCGCGTAGAGGCTTAATATTCATTCTGCCACCTCTTTTGCCTCTTTGCGTGGTCTGCCCATGCGCTTCTTAACTGGGTCAGGCAAAAAGTCCCCAGAAGGTTCTGGGGTAAGTTCGGCAACTGCTTTGCCTTTATATTCGCCACAAGTCTCTTGTGGGCTTCGATTTTGATATGTCGGATACCTACGGCACAAACCCAAAATGGAATTTGTGTCGCTGTAATGCCGACAGTCCCTACAATACTCAGTAGCCATATCAACCTTTCTTTGATGTGGTTAGAAGCCCCGTTAGTCCCCTATGACTAATGGGGTTTCGCTTTTAACGATAGTTTTCGCGGCTGTGGGTGTAGCAAACGCCAGCAGTACGACCAGTATTGAACTCGCCTTCCATGCCCATTGTTTTATCTTCTTTACCCATAGCGACACCACCTTTGATTTTGCCCATGCGCTCACCAGACATATCGCTAGATGATGCACCTTTGGGTGGGGTTGCGCCTGTGGTGCTTTTCACACCTTTGTTTGAATCCATTTTTCCCATGATTGTTTCCTTGCAAGGTTAATCGACATTGTACAATGCCGTATCCATTATAGGAGTTTTTTCTATGGCTACCAAATTTGTACTAACCCGCGAAAAAGCAGTTCACGAAACCCCCAAGCATTATGTTGTCCAACGGGAATTCAAAGCGGAACAACGCAAGGTTGACTCTATTGCAAAAGAACTTAAATCGCATGAAAAAACCAGTATGGATAAGGCGCACCCTAAAAAGTAGTTGATAGCCGTTCTCATAAAGCAGAGTTTTGTACCCGCACAACACGAATTAGTTTAAGTACAAAAGGCGCTAACCCTTTTTACGACTACCAACGCCTTTATTTTATCCATAAACCTCGCTTTTTTAGTTCGATTAGGGTTTTCATATAAGCGTTGTCCCACATGGTTTGGCGTTCTTCTTTTGACAGACACATTCCTTGGTCTAACTGAGCGTGGCATGGGTAGCACAAAGCCGCTGTGTACTCGTCAGAAGCCTTGATGCCGCGCCCTTTGCCGTGTTTAGCCCAGTTACTATGAGCCGCTTGCGTTTGCCCTTCCATGCCGCAATGCTGGCAAGGCAAGTCAGCCACATTTTGTAAGTGCTTCTTGCTTCTGTAATAGTTAAATTTGGGAATCATCTGCCCACTCATACCATTGGTTCATAAAGTCTTTTAAATCGTCTGCCGATTCGCCCTGTAAGTTGCACTTATCGTCTTTCACGCGCCAGAACTTGTTAACCACCATTTCCCCGTCTGTATCGCCTTGGACTATCAAAACCACAAAGTTCTCTTGCTTTGCTAGGCTTTTTAACAGTATTTCTTGCCCCTTGCTAATTTTTTCGTTTGGGCGTTTCCATTCACCTACTAAAAATTTGCCTTTGCGCTCAAAAATCATGTCTAAGTTGCTAGGCGTGGCGTTTGGGTTCTTCTTAAAAAACCCTTTAAAGCGGAAAAAGTCTATGTGCGTGGCGTATGGGTTATTCATTAACTTCATATACCACCCCGTGTTCTGCACCCCAAGCGTTTAGCCATTCCACAAACTCTGAGGCTTGTTCCTTGGTAAATTTGC